GTTATGAAAAACAAATTAAAACAAGTAGAAAGAATCGCAACAAAGATTCAAGAATCATTACAACTATGGGAAACCATTGGTGGTAATGTAGAAAACAAACAGGAATATGAAATTAAACAATTTCCTAAAATGTATCATCCAACAGAAGAATTGATAAAAATTCCAATTTATACTGATGGCGCTAAAATAATTATTACTATTGAAAAAGCTAGACCGTATACTATAGAAAATACAGAAGATAAAATTTACACTAATTCGAAAAATGAATTAAAAGAAATTGATTCTGATACTGATGATATAGAAAAATTATTTGTAGAAATGTCTGCGCAACAAGTGCATGATAAGTACATTAAACCTTTAAGAGATAACCCTGATTACAAACTGCCTGAAACAGGAGCTATGTTATTTTATGCTAAAAAACATTCTGAAGGATATGATATAGATAAAATAATATTTACTTCTCTTGATGAAGATTATTGTATTTCATTAATTGAATCTGTAATGGATTTGGAAGATTTTGCAGGTTGGCCTTTTGGTAGATAATCACATCCAGCAATTAAAGCACCTTTATCAAATTAAAAAATATAAAATTATGGAAAATTTAGTTATTTTAACAAAACAAAACATTAATGATCATCAACTTACAGAATCGTTTCGTAATGATGTTCTAATATACGATGATGAAAATCTAATCAATGCATATTCTCGATTTGAATTTGCAATCAATCCGGATACAAAGCAGTTATATTCAAGGCGTATAGTTTTAGGCAGAGTTAGAGAATGGGAAGAATACATAATCACACCCAACAATTAAAGCACCTTTATCAAACTAGGTTATGAAAACAAGAATACATGTAAATCAACATAATATACGTTCTAATAAAACTAAAGGAACTAATTTACCTGTTATAACAGTTAAACAAGGTAAAACGAATACATACTGTAATGAAGTTGAGGTTCTAGGACCAAGTCGAATAATATATGGTGGGGGATGGACATGACGCTAAACCACTACTATCTTGTGGTGCTAGAGTTGTAATAGAAACAGAATCAGATGTACGAATAATTAACCCAATAATTTAGAATTAGCATATATTTATTGATATGAATTAAATACTATGAAAAAATCAGCGCATAATTCTTATGGATATCAAGACCACCGCATTATAACCTTAGGTGATATTGACGAAGAAAATACTAACGATATCATACAATTCATACACGAAATCAACTATTTAGACGCGGAAAAAACCGAGAATAAACGAGAACCAATAAAACTTATCGTTAACTCATATGGAGGCGATATTTACCGCGGTTTAGGCGTTTTTGATTCTATTATTCATAGTACAACTCCTATTCATACTATATGTTATGGAGCTGCTTTTTCTATGGGGTTTATGATTATGGTTTCAGGTCATCATCGTGTAGCTAGTAAAAACTCAACATTCATGTATCATGAAGGTGGTTTTGATTTAGGGATGATGAAATTAACTATCCATAAACATGAGTTAAAAGAATTAGAACGAATTGAAAAATTGTGTGATTCTTTAATATTAGAACGTACTAATTTAGGTAAAAAACAGTTAGATAATATTAAAAAACAATGTAAAGATTGGTATATAAGTGCCGAGGAAGCGTTAAATTATGGAATAATTGACAAAATAATTTAAAATAAGTTTGGCTACCCAGGGAAGGGATGATATATTTATGATATAAGAAAAAATAAAAAAATAAAGTTTATGTTAAACATCAGCAACAACAACGGATTCTTAAGTCAAGAACAAATTAAGAAAATCGCTCCATCAGTATTTACAACTGAAGGTGCCGACACAACATCTGAAAAGTATTCACACATTCCAACTAATCGTATCATTGATGATATGGCTTTATTAGGTTGGAATGTGATTGATGCTAAAGAAGTTAAAGCACGTAAACAAGTAGGTTATCAAAAACATTTGGTTGCATTTCGTAACAATGATATTGTAATTGATGGTGAAGATGGTGATACTGTTTATCCACAAATTCTATTAACAAATAGTCATGATGGTAAAAACGCATTTACATTTACTGCTGGTTTATTTCGAATGATTTGTGAAAATGGATTAGTAGTATCAACTCAAGAATTTGAAAATATGAAAATTCGCCACTATGGATATGATTTTGAAACACTCCAAAACACCATTAAGGAAATGGTTGAAAAGTTACCATTGACTGTTGAGTCTATGAATAAATTCAAATCCACTAAATTGAGTCAAAAACAAGCTGAAGAGTTTGCAACTAAAGCGTTGGCTGTTCGCTTCCCAGAAGATGAATTATCTAACATTAGTGTTGATGTTAATGGTTTATTAGTACCAACTCGAAATGAAGATAAAGGAGATGATTTATGGAGTATTTTTAATGTAATTCAAGAAAAATTAGTACACGGTATGTTTAACTATTCTTACGCAGGTAAAAATCGTAAAGCTCGTAAAATTAAAAATTTCCGTCAAGATATGGTATTGAATGAAAAATTGTATGATTTGGCTTTAGAATACGCTAATTAATAACTATTAAAATTATAAATAAAAGATTATGAACTTAACAAAAGCATTAAAAGCAAAGAAAAAACTTATCAAACAAATTGATACTATTTATAATCGTTTCCAAAAATTTAATTCATATGAAGCCGGTACGACTCCTACATATCCAGCAGAAGAAGCATATGATGAGTGGTTATTATTAACGAGTGAATTAGTTGAACTTAAAGCTAAAATTCAACGTGCTAACGCTCCTATTATTGATAAGATTTTCCGTTTAGGAGAATTAAAAAGTATAATTTCACGTTTACGTGGAGTTAATACAACAGCTGGTATTCATCGTGAACGTAGTTATGGTTTAACTGAATCAGTAGTAGAACATATAGCATTTATGGATTTGAAAAAACGTGATGCTGACATTGAAGTATTTGAAAATGAAATTGAAAAACTTCAAGAAGAAATTGAAGCGTTTAATACAATAACAAAAATTTAATTAAGAATAAGGAAAAATTGAGTAAGTAGCACAATACAGATCCACAAAATCTGAACTAAGATACCATCTGATGCTTTGATATCGACTTTGATTATGTATTCAAAAATTAAAGTTCAAAATTTAAAAGTGAGAAGATTCAAGACTCAATTATTTTCAGCGAACATTTAATTTTTTCTTTTCTTAATTTTAGGACCCTTAGCTCAGTTGGTTAGAGCATCTGACTCATAATCAGGGGGTCGTAGGTTCAAGTCCTACAGGGTCCACACAAATATTATGATACTAAGATCTATTAGATATAAACGTCATTTTCTTCGACATATACATAATGTATGGAGTAATGGTAAATTATTAAATCATAGACATAATAAAAGAATAAAAACTTTAAGAAAAAGTTTGGCTACTCAAAAATAAGATATTATATTTATTATATAAGAAATGAGAAATAAGATATAGAGGGTCGGAACCAAGGCACCTAACGGGTACTCACGAATAGGTTAAATGATGGACATGTACCACCCATTATAAGCCTTGGTTGACCAAAATAAGTAAATATTAACTAAACATAAAAACGTAAAAAAATGAAAAAAACAATTTTCGCCGCGATTATGATCGCAACCATGTTCGCCACTTCTTGTGGTTCTAATGAAACAAATAACGTCACTACTTCCGCTACTGACACCACAACTACTATTGCCGATTCAGCTCATGTTGTTAAGGCTGATAGCACTGTAAAATAAGATGGGTTTTTAGAAATTTTCTACCAATCGAGAAAAAGATAATATAGGACGTTTATTAAATGAAGTGTGGCATTCTGTTCAAGCCGCCGAGATGTTTAGAAATGAATTAAATATCATGGCTACTTGGATTGATATTGACCTTAATCCAGACCCAAAATACCGTTCTAATCAAGTCCTAACAAGTGCTGTAGGAATTGTAACAGGAATGGGTTATAAAGTAAGACATAAAGGAAACTCACCCGTGATGACATATGCGGCTGATCATCTTGTGAAATAGTTCATTGTTTGTTTTTTTAGCATCAACTTTAACCGGTTGGTGCTTTTTTATTTTAATTATATTTATATATATGAACTTGAGTAAAATATTTGATTTATTCGACTATAAACCGGAAAATAACGACTTAAATGAAAAGGATAATGTAATTATTGACTTATATGAGAAGCCGTTATTTTGGGTTGGTATGTTTGAAAAATTAATACAAAATAATAACGTGTTTAAACAACAAGTTAAGAATAATCTTCAAGATGATTTTGAACAACTAAATGAAGCTAGTGACGCTGTTATTTACATTAAAGCTTATTTATTTTTAACTCTTTTAAACCTGGATGATGAGAATCACATTCATGCTATTAAAAGTAGAATGAAATATGGTTATTTACAAAAAAGCTTAGAATGGGCAATGAATTATTTTATTTCTCAGGAAGAATATGAAAAATGTATATTTTTAAAAGAAATTTTAAAGCTTTCACAAGAAAGTTTGGAGACGTAAAAAAGAGATTGTATTTTCTAATTACGGGTTTAAGGGAATTAGGATATAAGAAGAAAAAGGATGAGAGATAAGGATATAAGATGAAACAAGGAGGGAGAGACAGATGGAACAATTAATATAATATTTAAAAACATCATATATGGTAAATCGTGAAATAATTAGACGTAAACTAGAAAAATTAGAGTCAAACTTAGGAAAATTAGATTTCTTCGTTAAACGAGGGAGTAATGTAGAAGATTTCTTACAAACAACTGAAGAAATGAAATCATTAGTAGAAGAATTAAAAGCATATATTGAATATGAACCTCGTTCAGCTAATGAAATAAATACATCAATTAATTAATAAAATAAAAGTTATGAATTTAACAGCAGAGCAAATTCAATTCAACTGGAATGAATTAATGGAGTATATTGACTCCTACATTTCAGAACCCCGCAAATCAAATCTAAAGGCGTTTTATGAGAAATACTCAGATCGTCTTATATTAATGCCTGCAGCTCATAAGAAAGAATATTATAATGCTTTCCCTGGTGGGTATATAGAACACGTTAATCGTGTTATCACTTGTGCCCTTAAGTTAAACCAGCTGTGGGTTGAAATGGGAGCTGATGATTCAACATATACAGTTGAAGAACTTGTATTCTCAGCCTTAAATCATGATCTAGGTAAAATGGGTGATGAGAATTATGAGTCATATATTCCTCAAACTGATCAATGGCGTAAAGATAAATTAGGAGAAGATTATATGTTTAATGATCGCTTAGCATTCTCATCTGTTCCAGACCGAGGTTTATATATGTTGCAATCACATGGTATTCAATATTCATTCAATGAAATGGTAGCAATTCAGACCCATGATGGTTTGTATGATGAGGCTAATAAGAAATACTTAGTAAATTTTATGCCTGAACAAAAACCAAGAACATCATTACCTTATATTTTACATCAAGCTGACTTAATGGCTGCTCGTATTGAATTTGAGCGTGAATGGTTACCTAAGTTTAAGGAGAATGTGAAAGAACAAAAGAAGAATTTTACATTAGATTCAACAAATAAGCCTAATACTAATAATAAAGCGTCTAAAAATAAAGCTTTAGGTAGTATAAAATCTGAGGGATTGAAAAACTTACTAAATAATATATAATGAATATAATATACGTTTTATGTACTTTGATAATAATTTTAAGTTATACTACTTTTAATTTACTGCGTAAAAATGAAAAATTAGAAGATGAAAGTACTCGTCAAG